CGATATGTTAGAAAGAATGGCATAGGCACTTACAGAAGCCAACGATAACGTGCGGTTTGCGGAAAGATCGCCGCCGCCAGATAAGCCCGTGCCAGCCGAAATGGTCGTTGATGCCGATGCTGCACCGATATTAGATGGCGTAATTGTCGTGTTTGACGCTGATGTAATTCGGCCATATGTGTCTACTGCAATAACAGGAACAGCTGTCGTAGAACCATAAGTAGATGCAGAAACACCGGTAGTTGGTAATGAGATTGTGCCAGTAGTCGTTATCGTCCCGCCGGACAAACCATTACCAGCCGTAATAGATGTAACCGTACCCGTGCCGTAAGATTGTGCTTTTACGAAAGCCGTAGTGGCCAACGTGGTGCTATTGTCACTCGACGAAGGCGTTGGGGCTGCAGGTGTTCCAGTGAACGTAGGCGAGGCCAAAGGTGCGGCACCCAAAAGGGTCATTGTTTGCGCGACAGTTAGATCTACCGGCTGTGCAGAGCCAGCCGCATTGTTGCCCTTGATCGTGTTTCCGGCCATGTTGGCAAGGTAGACGTTTGCCACGCCACCGGCATTCAGGCCAATTGAGCCAGTCGAGGTGATCGTGCCGCCCGAAAGCGGCGAAGACGCCGTAATCGACGTTACGGTGCCGCCATTGGCGTTTAAGTTGGCGATTTGCTGTGCGGTCGCGGATGACGAAACGCCATTCTGCACAACCATGACTTCAGATGATCCGCTAAGGGTCGTAAGAACCGGAAGATTCGTGACAATCGTATTGCTCATGTCGTGGGTCCAGTCAGCGGTATCTGGTTGTAGTTGTATGGCAAGCCAACCAAGGCCGTAACCATCAAGGTAGTGCTCGTCAAAAGCGGATTGGAGCTCGTCGGTACGGCCGAGTTGACCTGATAAGTGAAGAAAAGCGGATTCGACACCGTCACACTATACATGCCGTCTGCCGCCTTATTTGTCAATCCTTGAACGGAGATTTGGTCCCCTGTAACCAGTCCGTGCGCGGATGAAAAGGTGACTGTTATGATACTTGTTCCGGTTGCCGAGGAAACCGAAAGCGGATAAAGCGGAACACCATAATGCTCCGTTCCGGAAAGCGGCATAATCGCATTTTGATTAAGGCCGGTTGGCTTGCCCAGCACCTGCGTTGTTATGCTTGTTCCATCCTGAGCCACGATATTGAGCGTGGAAGGCACAGGAATGCCCGTCAAAGGATCGATGACGGTGGGTGCATTGACGGTGATGTTATCCGTCTCGGCACCGGCGTAATCCTGCACACGGGGGTTCTGGATCGGCGTAGGATCCGCAGGAAGAACGATGGCCCTTAACTGGTTCTGAGGAGTGTCCAAGCACGGGCGGCACACCAGAATGCGCTTGTTGATAAGGCCAGCACCTGCATAATCAAACTGCCACTGGAGCCGGTCGTGATTGTACAGAAACCCGCAACGGTCACATATGCCGAAAGCGCGAGGATTTCTAGACGATACGGATGCACGACCTGTCGCCCTCACCTGAAGTACCCGCTAATCTGTGGCGAAATGTATTGCTGCGCCGTTTCCACGTTCTGCTCGGCAGCGATCTGGTAAGCCTCGTCGGCCAATGGTTTCAACAAAACCGATTTCTGTGCATTCCAGATGACGGACAAACGGTGCGCCAAGGCATAGGCAAAGGCTTCGAGCCACAGATATGGGATCTCGACCGTCTGGCCGCCGGTCAGGTTTGCGTCTTGGATCTGACGAACCCGGTAATATTTGAGGTATTGCGACGACGTGCCATCTGGAACGGGCCACAAAGTGACTTGCGGGGCCAGAAGGCGGTCAAACCAGAACACGGTGGGAAATCCCACCTGCTCTTTGTTCGGATAGGAAGCGTACTCGGTGCGCGACACCGGAAGAATGATTCGGTCAATTGGCTGCGAGGTTGATTGCGTTGTGGTTACATAGGCATCAAGCAGCACGACCGTATTAGGATCAACCGAGTATGTTGCGGCAGGCGTGGAGGACGAGATCGTCCCACCGGTGGAAGTTCCAACAACCGAGGATGGAAAGGACACCGAACCGTTGGAACTCGCCGTAACCGTCTGCAAGCCGTCTACAATGCCGGTGCCTGCCACGGTGATCTGTGTACCTATTGTGTATACAGGGGTGCTGGGCGTGGCATAGGTCAGCGTGGCCGTTGAACCTTTGCCGGTAGCCGTCAGGATCGTTGGGGATTGATCAAAGGGGACTGTTTCCAGATCCACAGCCCACAGATTAACGCCACGGTTGGCCCAATTGGCCAGAAGCAGGTTCGACGCTATACGCGCCGAGTGCATGTGTTCTTGTGCAATCGACGTGTTTCTGATCTCGCACAAGTTGTATGCATACAGCACCAGCTCGCCAAGTGATGGATTAAAGGCATAGGTGCCGCTCGTGGCCATGTTGGCTCCTTAGAATGCGGTATTGGTAGCATTGGCAACCAAAACGCCTTCGCCAAAAGCGCCAACTGCATATGTTCCGGCGCTAGTGCTTACCCGGAACTGAATGTCAGTTTTTTCATTGTATATCAAAGGATATTGGCGATGAATGTCCAAAATGCTCGTAAATGGCGATTGAGCAATGTTGTAAGCAACGTTTGTTAAGCCCGACTGCTGCCAATTAATAAAGGTCAAGTTATTGGCAGACGTGTATGGATTGGATGCAAACACATCAATACGGTTCAGGAAGAACGAATACCCGGCAGGAACGGTATAAATCGCCATCTGCGTCTTACCAACGTTAGCATTGATCTGGGCATAAGTGGTGCCGCCATTCTTTGCCGTGATTTGACCGGCATTTGTTCCGCCAAGCGTTGCGGTGCTGGTTATAATCATGCTGTTGATGCGGAAAAATGCCGTTCCATTGGTGGCTGTGCCGGATGTTCCGCCAGAAAACGTCACGGTATCTGTGGCAATTGCATAATTTGCATCCAAACCATTGACTGTCATGGTCAAGGTTTCGTTTGACGTGCTTGCATACGTCATGGCCAGAGCGGCCGTTGGGTATGTATACGTCGAAGCATTTTCCCAAACCGGGATAACGGCAGTCGTCACAGACGTTTGATACCCAAAAATATTGAGCACTGAATGATTGGTGATCTGCCCACGGGCCACCTGCAGCTCAAATAGCTCAAACTTACCATTTTTGGTGATCGAATCCCATACGACGCCAGTTTGGTTGAGAGTTGACATAATTACTTGCCTTTTTTCCGTGCCGCAGCGGCGTTATCGATCAAATTAGGATATGGCCGACCTGCGGCCCTTGCACTTGCTTTGGCGCTTTGCTCTTGCTTGTGCGATAAATGTTTCGTGTGATGGCCCTTGGGAAGCTGTTTGTCCCAGAATGGTTTGTCAGACATCAGCAACCCCACTTGCGAAGCGATTTATTAATACGACTATCGGGATCGGCGGCAGCAGCAGCACCAGTCATCTTGCGCTTCACGCCCGTCATCCGTTCACAGAATGAAGTATGACGCGGATTATCCGCATCCTTGGTCGGAGCCTTCAAATGATGACCTTCAGCGCGGGCAGACTGCCTGCCACGTTCATTAAGTCCACCAGATGGCGATTTACCTTCAGAACGTGTCCATGCTGCTGTCATAACAGTCTCCAATGAAGAAAAGGGGAGCCGAAGCTCCCCCCAGCTTTTTAGCGCTCTTCAGGCTCAAACGAGTGGTGGCCCTTAGGCTCCGTCCCGTGGTGAGCAGACGAAAGCGGGTTCATGTTCGAACCTGCACGACCGCCCGACTTGCGTGGGGCGCGGTCAGCACGGTGATGACCCATGTGACCTTCGTGATGACCGACATGATGCTTGTGCTTGGCCTTGCCGCCGTGCTTGCGCTCTTTGGCTTCCTTGACAACATGCGAATTGGCACCTTCGTAAACGTCCGAAGGAGCTTCATCATGATCGAAGTGACCTTCGACCTTGCCGCCCTTCTTGTGTTCAGCGCGTGGGTGCTTGTGGTGCACGCCATGCTCAACATGACCGTGGTGGTGTCCTTTGTGACCCTTCATGGCTCACTCCTTAGAAGTTGCTGTACTGTGTGACACCAAACAGGCCTGGGTTTGCACTCTGGACCATGTAAGGCTGTGGGGACTGGCGAATAACCAGCTTATTGGCTCCAGTGCTCGACGTGAAAGCACCGAAAGTGCCACGAACGTCGCCAGTTGTAGCCGTCGCCGTCGTGCGATCACTTGGAAGATAGTTCGTAGCTGCAATGA